TTGGGCAGGTTCACTTCGATCCAGATCGGATCATAGTCCACGATCTCCAGCTTGTGATCGTTCGGCGTCCACTGCCAGAAATAGCAGGCGATCCTATCGGCGCAGTACATCTGGATTTGCATTTGGGCGTAGTAATGCGGCTGGATGTTGATGCTCTTGAACTGCACGGGCTTGGGCTTGTCGCGCAAGCCGTAGGGGCATTTGATCTCAAGCAGGGCGTGGCCGGAAACGTACCCGTCAGGGCTGGCACCAAGCCACGGCAGCGTGGGATGCACCACAAACGTGGCGGGGGCCACCGATGTATTGTGGGTGTACTCGAAATCTTCGCGGGCCTCTTCCTCGTGAGTGGTTCCCCACGATGTAGCAATGTTGCCAACAAACTCGCTGGGCAGCCCTTGATAGGCGCGCACCATCCGGCGCATCGCTTCGTCACGGCTGGTGTTGGGGTCAAGGCCGAGGGCAGCGCCCACCATTGACCCTGTGACGCGGCCCTTGCGGGCGGCAAACCATTCTGGTGATCTTTGTTCCATGTTTCTCACTCTGCGGTTGGGGGTGGAAGGGAGGGACCGAAGCCCCTCCCCGTTATTCTTAGAAGGGGATCGAATCCCCGTCCAGATCGCGGCTTGCGCGAGACGCAGCGCCAGCGGCCTTGCTTTGATGGTGGGCCATCTCAGACTTGGACTTGGCGATCTCTTCTGGCGACGACACCTTGGATGCAGCCTTGGACGACACCGCGCCGACCCAGTTGCCACGGGCAACATCGCCCGTCATGCGGTCGGTCATTTCCCACAGCATGACCTTGACGATCATGGGCTTGTTGGTGAGGTGTAGCGTCATGCTTTCGTCGGTCGGCATGACGGGCTTGGCAAGAAGTTTGCCGCCCGCGTTGCTGTCGATGGCCGCAAGCATCTTCTTGGCCTTGTCGCGCTTGGCAATTGCCTTGTCTTCGCCTTTCAGCAAAGCCGAAGGATCAAAATCGGTGACCCAAAGCTTCTGGAAAACCTTGCGGTTCTCAAACTCTTCCGGCTGCATCACAGACCAGCGCAGCGAGATGAACTCGTCGCCCTTCTGGTTCTTGGACCACTTGGCCTCGTCAATGGCCGCCAACACATTGGTGTCGGACGGGATCGGCTGCATATTGCCGCCACCTGCGTCAAACTCGCCGCTTGCATTGTCGGCGGCGCTGCCGCCCTCAGATAGTCCCCAGAAATCATCGCTCATTTTTTCTCTCCTTTAAGCAGATATGCAGCCAGCGGGTTCACGCCCGGCTTGACTTCAATAGGTTCGGTGATGTTGAACCTATTTTTACTAATATTGGCCGCCATAGCGTGGCACACCAACTGACGATCCCCCGTGGAGATTGCCTTTTTCACGTCCCCATCGCCCTTGGTGAACATCTCCAAGCGCAGGAACCCCACCAGATCAACGTTGTCAATGTAGGGTTGCATGGACTTCTCGTGCATCCGCATGACGTACTTGGTGTACTGGCTGCCATCCGGCGGGCTGACGGTCGTGGTGTCCGCATGGGACAGGAACACAACGTTCATCCCCTTGTCCAACAGGTATTCGCAGCCCTTGCGAAGGCGGCGGTGCTGGCTTGACACCATGTTCGGCCCAGCGCCCCAGCCACCAAGGGCTTGGTTAATGCTCTTGGGCTTGTTAGGGTCGGTATCAACAACCCAGTCAACAAACATGGTGTCGAGCGTGGACACCGTGTCTACCACCAGCGTTTCGTACTGGTGATCTTCCTTGGCCAGCGCCCACAGTTGGGGCCAGAGGTCTTCAACGCTCTTGAGAACGGGGAAGGCGTCAGGCATGGGGCTGTTGGTGATCGACTTGAGGCCGTCTTCGGCCCGAATGAAGATCGGCTTCGGAAAACACGCGCCGAGGGATGTTTTCCCCAAGCCCGCCTCCCCGATGATGGTCACGGCCAGTGGCCGCAACGCGGGTTTGGTGATTTGGTCTAGTATAGACATGTTGCTGTTACTCCTTCTCACAACACCCTTGAACCTAGAGGCCGCGTGTGCGATTGTCAACAGGCTGTGTTCACGAAAGGAACAAATTGAAAATGGCAAAAGTAACAACGATACGAAAAGACATCGAGGATCAAGTTTCTAAGATACGCGCCGCGCTGAAGGATAGAATGTATTCTAAAGTGGCGGAAGCCTCTGGCCTTCATGTTAACACTGTAAGGAAGGTTGCCAAAGAAAGTGGTTTCAGATTTTCTCTGACTACTATAGAGAGGCTGGAGAGATACCTGTTTGGAGGACAAAAGTAGTATGGAATACCGCATTTATTGGGAGGCTGGATTTCGCGTCTTTGGGCTGTATGGCCGCGACAAGGACGGGAAATGCGAGTGCGGGAACCCCAATTGCCCTGAAAAGTCGCTGTTCAAGCATCCGCGTGTGTCTAATTGGCAACATACACCGCACTGGTCCGAAGAGCAGTTGGACACAATGGAACAGATGCGTCAGTTCAAGACTGGCTACGGCATCGCCCTGCGCGGCGTCCTTGTCATTGACGTTGATGCCAGAAATGGCGGCGTGGCCAGCTTTGCCAAGTTGCTGGAAGTGGTGCCAGAGGTGGCGGGCGCTGGCCTGATCGTCAACACGGGGTCGGGCGGCGGCTCCAAGCATTACTATTTCCGCGTCCCCGAAGACGTGTCGCTGGTGATCCGGCTTGCCGACTACCCAGGTCTGGATTTCAAGTCTGGCGCGGCGTTCGTGGTGGGGCCGGGGTCGCAACACGCCAGCGGCACCAAGTACGAGATCGCCTACGGATCGCCGGATGAGATTGACGATGTCCCTGCGGCGTTGCTGGACATGCTGCGGGTGCCGGAGCGCCACCGTGCCGATCTGGGCGGGAAGATCGTGGACGTGAACGATGCGGAACTGGCCGAGATGCTGTCCCATGTGCGCGGTTATGACGACTATGACGTGTGGGTGAAGATCGGCATGGCGCTGCACCATGCAACGGGTGGGGCCGCGTTTGACTTGTGGGACCGCTGGTCACAGCAATCAAGCAAGTACGACACCGAAGAGATGGGGACAAAGTGGCACTCGTTCGGTCGGTCGGCCAACCACGTGACGTTGGGGACACTGGTCACTACGCCGAGGAGGGTGGCTACATCCAGCCCGTCACGTTCACGCCCACCAAGGAATTTGTGTTCGAGACGCCGGAAGAATATCTGGCACCCAAGGCCATCGACACCAGTTCGTTTGACGCGCTGCGTCCGCCAGGTCTTGCTGGGCAGTTGGCAACGTGGATTGAGAGCAGAACGAGACGAAAACGGGAGGCGCTCGCGTCCATGTCGGCGATCTGGGTGATGGGGGTGGCGTTTGGCCTGCACTACCGCGACGACCGCGACCGTGCCACCACCAACCTGTTCGTGTTCAACGTGGCGGCATCGGGGTCTGGCAAGGACGGCATCTTGGGGGCAACCGCCGAGGTGTTGATGCACTGCGGCCTGTCGGCGGCGGTTCACGGCACCATCAAGTCTGAGCAGGAGATCGCGCGGAACCTGACCCGCCACCAAATGGCGGCCTACATAATGGACGAGGTGGGCTTCCTGTTCCAACGGATCAGCAGCGCCAAGAAGTCTGGTGCATCGTACTTGGAAGGCGTGGTCGGCCTGTTAATGTCGGCCTATTCCAAGGCTGACGGTCGGCTGATGGTGTCGGGTGACCTAAAGGAAGAGATCAGGGGCCACCTCCGCAAGGAACTGATGCAGATCGAAAAGGTTATGGAAGAGAAGGGCGAGGCACCCCACCTGCTGACACGCGCGGCGGCGGTCACTTACCAGTTGGAAACGCTGGACGCGGGCATTGACCGCCCGTTCTTGGCGATGACGGGCTACACGACCGAGAAGAACTTCAACGATCTGGTGACGTTTGAAAGCGCCACCACGGGGTTCATTGGCCGCGCCATCCTGTGCATTGAGCAAGAGACAGCGCCACCATCCAAAAAGGGCTGGCGCAAGATGGAACTGCCGGAGAACCTGCGCCTGACCATGCAGCAACTGGCGATGGGTGGTAGCTTTGATGCCACCAACACCAGCAAGCGTGTGGAGCATTACGGGGAGCGGATCGAAATCCCGACCGCGCCGGATGCTGCCGCGATGCTGGATAACATTGTCGATCTGTTTGACCAGATGGCCTACCAGCACAAGGAAAGCACGGGGCTGGAGGCGCTGGCGCTGCGCGGCTATGAGCAGGTCAGCAA